CGAAGTAGCCGTCTGCGACCCGGAAATACCCTTGCAACTCGACGGTATCGCCCGCGCTCAACGGCACCATGGTCTGCAGCCAGATGGCGGTCGCGAGCGTGACGTGGGTGGCGGAAATTTCGCCGAAGGAGCCCCGGATTTCAGTTGCGCCATTCAGCACGAGCCGCCCGCGCATGCGGGCCGTGGCGCTGGCGTTGATCTTGTAGAGCAGCGTCGCGCCGAAAAGGTAGGTGCCGTCGACGGGTGCGGTGAACCGGTTGGTTCCGGCGTCGAACGCGCCCTGATCGTTATAATCGGTATTATTGAGAGCGATCTTCGTCCAGGCCCCGACACCGACATAGTTGTCGTAGTCGGTATACGCCTTGAAGCGCGGCAGCTGCGGCTGATCGACGATGCCGTTGGTGTTGTCGATAGTCAGCCCGTCGAAGAAGGTACTGCCATCGGTGGACACCGCGAGCCGGAAACTGTCCGACCCGAACAGGCCGACCAGCGCCTTTGTCAAGAAGTTGGTCTGCAGCGTCAGACCGAGATCGTCGCCCGCAGCCTCCTTGTTCATCGTGTAGAAGAGATCGCCGTTCCCGCCTTCGGCCACGGTCTTGGCAGTCCAGAGTGCCGCGTTGAGCTTGGCCGAAAACGGGTTGACGGCATCGGCGGTGGTGCCCAACCCGAGCAATGTGAGGTTCTGCAGTGACGCAGGAGTGGTTCCGACCCACTCGGAGCCGTTGTAAACGAGCAGCAACCCCTCATCCTCAATCCATGTCCTCCAGCCCACGCGCGGCGGCAGGCGCAACCAAGCGCCATCGGTGAACACCGCAACGTTCAGATCCCACCCGGCCCAATCACCGGTTGCGCCGGAGGCGACGATGTAGCGGTCGCCATCTTCTGGAGAACCGGGTGGCGCGGTCATATCACGGTCGAGGGCGGAGAGCTGCACGAGCCCGTCGAGTAGCCGCAGCGCCTCGTTGTGGGTGACATGCTTCTGGGCCTGCGACGCCAGGATATAGGGCAGCAGCAGGTTTGTCGTGGCGTCGGACATGGTGGTCCTTTCAGAATGTCAGAATGTCAGAATGTCAGTGTGACGGTCTTGGCCGCCCCTCGCCCGATCAGGGCGGAGAGCTGGTAGATGCGGATGTCGAGCGTGTCTTCGGGCCCGAGCAGCGCACCCCAATCGGCGGTCTGCTGGGCAGCATTGTAGAAGGCGCTGGTCGTCGACGTAGTCAGCGTGCGTATGACCGTTCCGCCGTCGTGAATTTCCACCTCATAGGCCTCACTGTCCTCGGCCAAAGGCACATCGCCCGCACCCCAGTTGTCAGCGGCGAGCGACCGCGACCGACGCATCCAGCGGATCGTCAGATCGCCCAGGCTACGCGCTGTTTGCCATGGCTGCTCAACATGCGCCACTGAGAAGGGCCGCAGACCAGCGCCCTCAGGCGTGAAGGTGGTCGCCGCAAAGGTCTCGTCAATGACCGGGCGTGAGGCTGGACCGACGCGCCAATTCCATGGCAGGCCGAGATCGGCCTCCGCGATGGGCAGTGATGCCAGCGTGGCATCCAGCACGACGACGCGCGCGCCGGTTGGTACGACACTCACGACTGCGTTCTCCGTTCCACGCTGACCGCGCAGCAGCCGGGTCAGGCGATATCGCCCGGACGCGATCAGCTCTGCGTTGCCTGCCTGGACGATCTCCCATGCGCCGGGAGCGGTTTCGATGGCCAGCGCATTGGCACCGCCAAGCAGGGTAATATCCGTGACGCTTTCCAACGTTCCGGAATAGAGATCGACCACCAGCGCGTTCCCAAAATCGAAGCGCGACACTGGCCCAGCGTAGAAGTCCGCTGCGAGCACGCCCATGCGGGCGCGCGCGCTAAATGTGGTCAGCAGTGCAAATCCATCCGTCGCCGCACTGCGATACACCGCCATTTCGCCCGGCCATGGCTTGGCATGACCCGCAATGACTGGCCGGTGCGCCGGTTGATCCTCGCGCAGCTGCGGCAGGTCCAGCAGGATCACATCGGGGGTGCCGAAGACTGTCGGCGTCGACAATGATGCAGGGCGGGACTCTCCGGGCGGCAGATCGTAGATAGCGCGATCCTGACGAACAGCGTCGATGATGCGCAGGTCCGAATCCGCAATGGACGCCAGCCGCATCTCGGTCAGGCGGCCGTCATGGTCGAGCTGAATCACATCGCATGGATCGAGTGCCAGACGTGAAGGCGGCAAGCGAAACACGGCAGTTTCGCGCCCCACCCACGCCTCCATCAGCGCACGACGGCAGCGGCGTTCGGCTTCTTCGGGTGGCACGGCCATCGGGAAAGCCTCGGACGCGATGCGTGTGGTGTCGACAGTGATGCGCCGTGCTTCGACCTGCGCCGCGTCATAATCCTCGTCCGCCCGCGCCACTTGCCATTTCAGCGCCTGCGGCAGTTCGGTTTCCTGTGCCCGCGTCAGTTCCATCACGTCCCCCTGTCCCGAGGTGGGGGCCACCATGCCGTCTGGGGTGATCGTTGAAGTCGCGATCCGGCCGCGCATCAGGAAGCGGATGCGACCCTCACTCTCGACGGCATCAAAGCCGAAGTGACGGGCCAGCGTGGAAATCGACGCGCGCGGGGCTTCCAGCGCCGAGATCACATATCCCTCGACCGCACCCCAGAGTCCGGTGACGTCGATCTGGCCCTTCGGCATGCCTGCCCGCAGGCAGAGGTGCCGCACCAATGCCGCCAGCGACACCGCGCCAAGCCGCCCGGTCAGCCAGTGCCCCAGCTGCCAGTTCGGACCATCGGTCCAGACATCGGTGAGTTCGGGAAAGAATGGATAAGGTCGCGCGTCCCAGGTCCATGCGGAGCATTCCGGCACGTTGACCATGCGCGCGCCCGTCATTCCCGACAGCGGGTTGTTGGCTGGTGCTGACCAGAACAGATACGTCGCTTCCAGATAGGCGCGCTGGATCGCATCATCCCGCCAGCCGCGTGAGAAATACGGCGTGAAGCTCTCCGATGACTTCGGGTCGAAAAAGACGTTCGGCTGGTTGGTGCCGCGATCGATGGCGGGGCAGCCCAATTCGGTGAACCAGATCGATTTGGACTGCGGCACCCATGCCGTTGGCGTCCCGCTCTCCACGCCACCCGGACGGTTGAAATGAGCGTTTTGCCACCAAGCGCGCAGATCCTTGAAGCGGAACACCCATGGTTTGGCTGCTGCGCCATCGCTGATTGGCGTGCGGTTTTGTGCTGTTCGATCCAAGGCGCTGGCATAGAACCAGTCAAACCCTTCGCCGCCATTGATGTTCGATTGCAGGTAGGCGCGGTCATAGATCGCCGGGGCCAGTGCTGCATCAGCATGATCAAATCCGTCGCGCCAATCCGAGAGCGGCATGTAGTTATCGATACCGATGAAATCGATGTTGGCGTCCGCCCAGAGCGGATCGAGGTGGAAGAAGACGTCGCCACTCCCGTCGCCCGGCTGGTGGCCGAAATACTCCGACCAGTCGGCTGCGTAGCTGATCTTGGTGCCCGGCCCAAGGATCACACGCACGGCCGCAGCCAGATCGCGATAGGCCTGCACTGCCGGATAGGTCGTGGCCCCGCTGCGAATCGTGGTCAGGCCGGGCATCTCGGTGCCGATCAGGAAAGCATCGACTCCGCCAGCTGCTTTGCACAGCTGGGCGTAATGCAGCACCATGCGGCGCAGGCCCCACTCACCGACCGGGCCGGTCCAGCTGACCGCCTCGCCAGAAACGCTGAAGTTGGCAGGTGTCGCCGTGCCAAACAGAGCCGAGACCTGCGGGGCCGCCGAGGCGGTTTTGTCCACCGATCCAGCAAAGCCAGCAGCGGGGGAACAGGTGATCCGCCCGCGCCAAGGGAATGTGGGCTGACCGACCCCGGCAGCGTTTGCGCTGTAAGGATTGGGTTTGGCGTTGCCGGGCGGCACATCCATCAGGATAAACGGATAGAAGGTCACACGAAGCCCGCGCGCTTTCATTTCCCTGATTGCCTGTACCACCGCGAAGTCTGCAGGCGTGCCGCCATAAACAGGTCGGTCCTCGGCGTCGCGGCTGACCAGAACCGCATTGGCACGGCTGACGCCGTTCACCGACCAGACCGAGGGCTTCGTGGTCTTGGCCGCAACCTCGACGCCGGGACGGACCTTGCAGGATCCCGCCCGCAGATCATCGCCAAACCACGCGACGACCAAAGACACACTCTCCACCGCCGGGGCCATCGCCTGCAGCCGGTCGAGCGCCACGACGATGTCAGCCGTGTCCGAGATGGCGTTCAGGTTCTCGGCGACGGTTGCGCCGCCGGGGCCGGTCGATTTCTTCACTGGCGCGGTCGCGTAGCTGAATTCGCCGGAGGCCGGGATCAGCGTGACGGCTTTGACCAACCCTTCGGCGGTGTCAGGATCAGCCAGCGGCCGGAACACCTCGAAGCTGATCTGCGGCAGGCGATTGCCGAAGGAACTGAGGTCCAGCTCCTCGAACACCACATAGGCAGTGCCGCGGTAGGCGGGGGTGTTGGCGGCTCCCATCTTCGCCGAAATAAACGGGTCCGGACCCTGCGCCTCGTCGCCCGGATACCAGCGCCAGGTGACGCCGGTCATGTCCATGGCCTTGCCGTCGGCCCAGACGCGGCCGATGCCGGTGATCTCGCCCTCGCAAAGAGCGACCGCGAAGGAGGCATAGTACAAATACTCGGTGGTCTTGACCTTGCCGCCCCCGCCGCCCTTGCCGCCGCCTTGGGTCGTGGTCTTCGTCTCCTCCCGAAAATCCGTGGCCCAGATGATATTGCCGCCAATGCGCATCCGGCCAAAGAGGCGGGGGATCACGGCCCCTTCGGTCGAAGAGGTAATCCGCAGGCCGTCGAGGCGCGCGCCCTCGATGCGTTGGGCGGGCGCGAGGGACGACACGATCCAACTGTCGACCAGCGATCCCACACTCGATCCGATGAAGCCGCCAATGGTGACGGCGCTGACGCCTAGCAGCCCGCCACCGATGGACCCACCGATCGCGGAGCCAACCGCGCCGAGTACAAGCGTTGCCATGTGAGGTCTTTCAGATGCTGCCCGAGGGCGGGAACAGGAAGGCGAAGGCAATGCGCCGCCGCCAGATAGGGGTCAGGGTTTCCTCGACGACGCCCAGCCGCTCGTAGGAATGGATAAAGCTGTCAGGCCCCGTCAGGATCCCGACATGCTTGGCAATGGCGCGGGGGGTCATGCGGAAGAGGATCAGCGCGCCCGGGCTGGCGTCATTCGTTCCGATCGGGATCAGCATTGAGGCGGCACCATTCGCCAGCACCTCGTGCGGCCCGGTTTCGCCCCAATCCCGGCTGTAAGGTGGGATCGGGAAAGGCTCGTTTCCCACCACATCACGCCAGACGCCGCGTGCGAGACCGAGGCAATCGCAACCGACACCGCGTAGACTGGCCTGATCGTGATAAGGCGTCCCGAGCCATAATCGCGCGGTCGTGACGACGAGGGCGGGATCGGCGGCGCCAATCAAAGCACGCCGTCTTCGTGCCCGCCGTCTTGGCTGGCATAGCGCAGCACTGCATCTTGGCCGGGAATGTTTGGAAACCCTCGAAAATTGGCAGTATTGGCGAACTTGGCCCCGCAGGTGGCAATGCGCTTGTCGCAGCCAGCCCGCGCGATGAAGTTGTCACCTTCACTGATTGGACGCACCGGCGATTCCAGCAGTGTCAACGCCGCGATGCTGTCTGCCAGATCATGGGCCAGCACTTCCGTGATCCGCCCGGCATTGGCACCGCTGGTCCAGGTGATTGTGCCAGACGTGAACCAGGCGGCTGCAAACCCGGCCAAGCCCGAGGCCATGAACGCGCGGTCGCGCAACAGGTCGGTGACAACGCCCGTGCCCTTGTAGACAGCGTTTTCCAGATTGATCCCGCAGCGCGCATCGCCCAACGCCGCATCACAGCCCGCCTGAAACGTCCGCCCAACGGTCTGGCCCAGCACATGCGCCAGCGACCGGACCTCGGCTACGAACGCCATCCGCCCGCGCCGGATTTGCCCGACCGCTCCGCGCCGCAGCAGCACCCGCTGGCCAGTGTCGGCCCAGTTCACCCGCCAAAGCTCCACAGCAGCGTTGTCCCAGCGTCCGTCCAAGATGTCGGTCTCGGTGATCCGGTCCGAGGTCAGCACGCCCGTCGCGTCCTGCGCATCAACGGCCAGATCGGAGCCCGAGCGGATTTCCGAGGCGGCAAACCCGCTTTCGGGCTCAAATTCGGTGCCGTCAAAGCTGAGGGCGCGATCATGATCGGTGAAGCCCAGCGCCACGCCGTCTGCTCGCGAAATCCGCCAGCACCAGGACAGGGTGGTGGTGCCATCATCGAGATGCGCCTGCAGCGCAGGGGAGAGGGATTTCATCTGCGGATCTCCAGAAGAGGGATGGACGTGATTGACCCGAGCCGCTCGATATCGAGGGTCACGTCCAGCGTGTCGGTGTCGAAGCGGACGGGCACGTCGAATTCGAAGCCCGCAGTGATCGCGATGCTTGCACCCGGGGCGGCAGCGAAGGTGACGCTGCCGGTGGCGGTGTCGACGCTCCAGCCGGTCATCTGTTCGACGCCGTTCAGGGCAAGGCGGACAGAGCCCGCGACCGGCTTGGCGATGGCGCGGGTCCAGCTTTGCGCGCCGGAAGTGTAGCGCTTCAGAAGGCCGAAGGCGGTAACGGCACCATTGCCGGTGCCGATGGGCTGGTCGGTCGGGGCCACGGCCTGCGACGGCAGGCAGGATTTGTAGTCAGCCCAGTCTTTGTACCGGAAGCCATGCAGGCGGCCGTTGCGGGCCTCGAAGAAGGCCACGACGGATGCCAGATCGTCAGCGCGGCGGATGCCATAGGCGACATCATAGCGGCGGCGGCTGTTGGCCCAGCTGGCGTTGCGCTCCTCGTCTCCAGAGGCCAGTTCGACGATCTGTGTCCGCCGTTCCGGCCCGCCCCGCGCGCCACGGCTGATGTTGTCGGGGAACCTGACCTCATGAAACGCCATCACATGCCCCTCCGGCCAAGCGAGACGGCGCGGGCGATGTCGGCTGCCACCTGCGTGCGGGATTGGCGGAAGCTTTCGGCATCGCGTGCGTTGATCGTGACGGAGATATTCGGCGCGGCGCTCTGCCCCTGGCCATAACCAGCCGCCTCCCGGCGCGACAGAACCCGTTCTCCTCGTTGCAGGATCGCAGGAACCTCGTCGGGCTTGATCCCGGCCCAGCCACCGGAATGCATACGCGGGGCACCGGCGAAGGCCAGCGCCGGGACCATGCGGCCCGGGCCCGGCGATCCGACTGTGCCGCCCGCGTGCAGGATGTCCGCGAACAATCCACCCGCACCGCCAAGTGCGCCCCAGAGGGCATCAGCGATAGGCCCGAGGATGAAGCGGCGCGCCGCCAGCTTGGCCAGATCGGCGATCATCGAGGTGACGAGGTCGCGGAAGTCGAGCTTGCCGGTTTTGACAAAGGCGGCCACGGCGTTCTCGGCGCTCTGGAATGCGCCGACCAGTGTCTGGCCGATATCGCCACCGATATCGCGGGCCCTGGCGGCATAGTCGGCGAGCGCTGCGGTGACCGCGCCCCAGCCTGTTGCGGCTTGCTCCGCGCCCTCGGCCGCTGCCGCCCCGGCAGCGCGCGCCGCGGCTCCCGCACCACCGGCAGCGGCGGCCGTTTCGTCCAATTCCAGCCCGAGTGCGTCCGCAGAGGCCGCAGCATTGGCCAGTGCGGCTTCAGCCTCCACCCCGCTGCCGGTTACCGCGTCGCGCAGCGCTTGCCGGCTGGCCAGTGGGCGACCAGCGGCATCTGCCAGCATTCCCGCCGCCTCGCGATAGCCGTTGGCGCGGGCGCGGGCGTCTTCGGCCATTGTGCCAAGACCGAGGTCAGGCGGTTCCAGATAAGTGCGCGACAGCGCGGCGGAGAAGGCATCGGCTGCGGCGGCACCCGCTGCGGTTGCCGCACCCTCAAACGGGTTACCGATCCGCGCCAGGTCCAAGGGATCCAGCGTGCCGATCCGGACCCCACCTTCACCCGTTGCCCATTCCGGCAGCAGCGCGAGTGCGGCGTTCAACCCGTTGATGAAGGTGTTGATGCGGGTGACGACACAGTTCAGCATCGCCTCGACGCCGGAGATCAGACCGTTCGCGGCCTGAAAGGCAAAGTCACCGATGGCGCTGGGCAGACTGCCCCAAATCGCCACGGCTGCATCATAGGCCCCCTGGAAAATCGCCGCCGTCCGGTCGCCGAAGCTGACAACCCCAGCGATGGTGCCCTCAAGTGCTGAAAGACTTGCGGCCTTCAGCCCCTCCCAACCGGCTGCCATCTGTGACAGTGCACCATCCAGTGCCAGCCCCATCCGCGACCAGATTTCCTTGGCCAGATCGCCAAGCAGCTGGAACGCATCTCCAACGCCGCCAACTCGGGTGACAAGTTGCGAGAATTGATAGACCAGCTCGCCAGCGCCGACGATCAGCGCCCCGATCCCGGTGCGGATCAGCGCGCCGCGCAGGAAGACCAGTGCTGTGGCCAGCCCGCGCACCGATAATGCCGCCGCCGCCATACCCGCCACCCAGCGCCCGGCCATGATGCCCGCGAACGTCGCGGCATAGGTGGTCATGCGTCCGAGGTTGTCGAACAGCGCCTTGATCGCGATGCCCAGCGGCCCGGTGCGGCTGGCAATCGCCGCCATGGCATTCGCGACCGCTTCTAACGCTGGTGCGGCGGCGACCGCCAGCTGGTTCGACAGACCCCGCCAGATCAGGCCGAGACGCGAGATCGCGTCATTGGTACGCTCAATCTGATCGGCGTCAGCTTCGGAAACGACAACCCCGAAGGCAAGCACATCCTCGGTCGCCTGGCGCAGTGTCGCCGTGTCGATCCGGGTGAACACCAGTGCCGCGCGGTCGCCAAAGAGCTGCGAGGCCACTGCCGCGCGTTCGGCCTCGGGGACAAATTGCCCCAGCGCCTCCTGAATGGCCGCGATGCGCGCATCCAGCGGCAGGCGCTGTAAATCCTCGGCCGAAAGCCGCAAACGGCGCAAAGCGTCAATCGCCGGGCCGGTACCGGAGGCGGCCTGGCTGAGCCGCCGCGTCAGCTGCACGGTGGCTTGCTCGACCTGACCCATCGACACGCCTGCCAGATCGCCCGCCCGCTCCAGCACCTGAAGGCTGGCAACCGTTGTGCCAAGAGATTGCGCCATCTTGGCCTGCGCATCGACGGTCTGCAGGCCGGAGCGGATCATCGCGACCCCCGCCGCCGCCAGCGCCGCAGTGGCAGCAGCTGCGGCAAGCGTGGCGCGGCGGGCAAATGCGGCAACGCGCGCATTCGCCATGTCCATCTCGCGCGACAGCCGCCCGAACCCGCGCGCGCCTGCTTCGCCCACACCTTCCAGTTCGGCGCGGACCTGGCGGCCGCCTTCCGCCACGAGGCGGACGGATACGCGTTTTTCAGCCATCGCGGCTTCCTTCCATTTGTTCGTTCAGTTTGCGCACCATCACCGCTTCGATCTCGGGTAGCAGTTCGGCGGCGATCAGGGTGTCGATCCCGAGGGCACGTGCCATGGCGAGCGCCGCGCCCATGTCCCAGCCCAGCACTGCACCGGGGATCACTCGCAACTGGCCACCAAGACGGCCGACCAGATCCCAGACCTGCCAACCCTCCGGCGTTTGCGGCTGGTTCAGTCTTGCGGGGCAGTCCGGGCACGGCCCCGGGCAGGCCGCGCAGTACCGGTCGCCGCCGCCGAAGGACCAGTCGGCGAGGGCGCGGAGACGTTTTTTTCCGCGTCCAGGATCAGGCCGCGCGCAACGTATTGGGTCTGGAACGCCTCGAAGACCGGCCAGATTTCCAGCAGGGCATCGATGCCTTCAGGCGTGACGGGGACGATGTTGCCCGCGTCATCGCCCACGCCTTCCCAATCCAGCACCGCGCGCCGGGCCACGGACTTGGCCATGGCCAGAGCCAGTTCCTCTTGGGAAGCACCATCGGGCAGCCCTTCGATTGCCGGATCGGCGCGGGCTGACACCATCAGGGCAGTGGTCAGGGGGCCGACCAGCAGGCGCAGGCCGGGGGCGAGGTCCACCCATTGCGGCGTGGCGGTCAGGTTCAGACGGATCATCAGTATTCCTCGATATCGTTGATAAGGGTTGCGGTGCACATGCGGGCGGGGCTGGCGGCTTTCGCCGCTTGCCAGTCAAAGGTGGCCTGCACGCCCTGCGGCCCGGAAATCTCGATCCGGGGGCGCGGCAGGTAGACGGCGTGGACAGTGAAGGTGAAGCTTTCGCCCGAGGGCAGGACATAGGCGAAGCTGATCTCGCAGGGATCGCCGTTGATCGCCTGCGTCACCAGCGTGCTGTCGGCAAAGCGGACCTCGATCCGGCCGGTCAGGGCGGCGATGGACGGGTCTGCCCCGTCGATCTTGCCATCGCTTCGGATGGTCTCGATCCGGTCGAGGTTGTTGGCATAGGTGATTTCCGCCGAGACCACGTTGCCGAGGGCGCTGCCGTTCCGGCTGATCGCGCCGTTGAAATGGCCGAACCGCTGCAGCGCCAGTTCTGCGGGGGTGCCTGCGCCGGTCGTCGTGGCGATGGTCTCGCCTTGCGCCACCAGCCGGGCGGTGGCTGTCAGCAGGCCAGAACGTTGCACCTGCCAAGACAGCTGATCCAGCACGCAGCCGGAATACATCGCAAATCGCGGCACCTCGGGCATGCCGGTCTCGATCGACATCGATGGCAGAGTCCAGCTGCCCGAGCGGAACTCATGGGTGTATGGCCCCACGCCAGAGGTGATCGGATCCCCGAAAGCCGCCTTCAGCCAGAACCCGAAGGCCTCGGCGTCGATCGGCACCATGACATCGCCATCGGCCGTCACCGCGTCCTTGATTGGGGCGAGAGGGTCGCGGCCATACCCAAGCAATTCGCTGTTCAGAAGTGGTTGTTCCGATCCCAGCGACGTGCTGGCAAAGGGCATTTTGGTGAACCCACTGACCGGCGGGGTGCCGTATACTGTCTCAAAGCCGAGCGCCATCTGCGCCCGCGCGCCTTGCGCACGTGCCATGTCTTTCTCCAAATTATGTGGGATATCAGGCCAAGGGGCCGGTAGTGGTGTAGTGCAGGACGACGGTGATCACT